GCCCGAAAGCAAGGTGTTGGAGGAGAAGTCCTCTGCTACGTATGTTGATTGATTAGGTATTTATTATGTCTCGTACTGGAAAAAAACCAATCTCCCTTCCTGAAAAGGTAGATGTAAAACTTGAAGGACTTTCTATCACTGTTAAAGGTCCTAAAGGTGAACTGCATCGAACGCTTCCTGATGGAGTAAGCCTTAGCAAAGATGACAACACAATTGTTGTTAAACCTTTAAATGAAAAGAGAAAGTCTAGAGAAATGCATGGACTATGCAGATCTCTTGTGGCAAATATGGTTGAGGGAGTTAGTAATGGTTTTACAAAAAAACTTGAGATTGTTGGTGTGGGATCAAGAGCCCAAGTAAAAGGAAAAACTTACACTTACGAAAAAGATGACTAACAAACTTTATGATGACTCCAACTGGAGAGAAGAATTCAAAAATTATTCTAGTAATGAAAAGCATCTTGAACTGCTAGAGAATGGACCTCACAGTCTTTCTTCTAGTTGGATATTAGGTGCTCTGTATTATTTATGGAAATAGTATAAGGGATATGATAAATTGGATCCAAAGGATAATGAGGGTCAATTGCAATCATCCATGAAGGAATGGGAAGAGAGTGTCAAAAAATATGAGAACCCTGATGAGAGTGACATAATAGAACAAGAAAAAGATCTTCCTCCACGTCCAGAAGAACAGGTATATGATGAGTTAAATGATCCATATGGAGGACGATAAAATAAGTGTCCACTGGGGGTTTTTTAACCCCCTTTTTCGGTTATACTAGGTATATCGAAAACAAAACACATTATGACATTTGAGCTTAAAATGACAAAGGAAGAAATCATTGATCGTTTAAGGAGCACTTTCGGTGTTGAGTTTACTGCTGCTGACGTTCGTGGTTTCTGTGCAGCAAATGACATTGGTTATCAGACAGTAACCAAGAAAATTAAAGAATTTTCAGTTGGTCGTGGTAAGTGGAATTTGGAAGTTACTCAAAAAGTAGTTGAGGAAATTGAGAACTCCTTTAATGCACCTGCTGTAGAACCACCTGTAGTACAGAATCTTGTACCTGAAAAGGATGATACTTTTGTTAAGTTTGGTCCTTTTAATGATCTTAAAAAAATCATTTCGTCTAAATTATTTTATCCGACCTTTATTACAGGACTGTCGGGTAATGGTAAGACATTCTCTGTAGAGCAAGCATGTGCTTTAGCAAAGAGAGAACTTATTCGTGTAAACATTACAATCGAAACAGATGAAGATGATCTTATTGGCGGTTTCCGTCTTGTTGATGGTGCCACAGTCTGGCATGACGGACCCGTTATTCAAGCTCTCAACAGAGGAGCTATCTTGCTCCTTGACGAAATTGACCTCGCCTCGAACAAAATCTTATGCCTCCAATCAATCCTTGAGGGTAACGGAGTTTTCCTTAAAAAAATTGGAAAGTTCGTCAGACCAGCAAACGGATTCAACGTCATTGCAACCGCAAATACTAAAGGTAAAGGTTCAGACGACGGAAGATTTATTGGAACTAACGTGCTCAACGAAGCCTTCCTTGAAAGATTCGCTTTAACCTTTGAGCAAGAGTATCCATCTGCTGCAACAGAGACAAACATTCTTAAGAAGTTGTGTTCTGATGATAAGTTCTGTGCTCGTCTTGCTGATTGGGCAGACATCATTAGAAAGACATTCTATGATGGTGGTATTGATGAGATTATCAGTACTCGTAGATTGGTTCACATCATTCAAGCATATAAAATCTTTGGTGATAAAGTCAAAGCAATCCAACTTTGCTTGAATCGTTTTGATGATGAGACTAAGCAAGCATTCCTTGATCTTTATGACAAGGTAGATAATGAGGTTGACATCACAGAGGAAGAGGTGTTATGATATGTTCATGGAGTTTAGCATATGATGTATTGAATGGAACACTTGATGAAAATTTTCCTCCTATGACTGATAAAAATAGGGTGACACCCTTAGAGAGTGATGAGTACGATCCCATCATGAATAACTTTTCTTCAGCAGAAGAAGGGGCAGAATGGGTTAAGAAAAATGGGGGTTATGAGTATACTCCCACCCCAGATCCAAATGATTATAACGATCCAAGGAATTATCCTCCTTATGTTTATGAATCACCTGATGGTGGTAAGACTGTAACTAGGAGGAAAGCAGGTTCTTTAGATAAAGAAGTTATTCATGGTGATTATTATACCTCTAGTAAGGTAACTGATGTTAAAAGTGAAAAAGAGTTTAATGACTTTATGAATTCTAAGAAACCAGAACCTGATTTTAAATACAAGTCTCAGAAGTATGAGGAAGATAAGACTATTGCAGATCTTAAAAATTATGTTTCTTCAACTTATAACGGACATTATACTTCAGAACAAAACAATACACAGACTCTTGATTTAATACAGTCTGTGGGGGATGCAGAATCCTTCTGCCGTTCTAATGCTATTAAGTACTTGGCACGGTATGACAAGAAAGGGCAAGCAAAGAATGATATACTAAAAGCAATGCATTACTGTCTACTGCTCTACTACTTCAGTGGGCATACAAACGATGAAACTCCGACCCGTGGTTATGAAACTTTCTGATTCAACTTTGACACTGCTGAAGAATTTCAGCAACATTAATCAGTCCATTTTGTTTAAGCAGGGTAAGTCTCTTCGCACTATTTCTGTGATGAAGAATATTCTTGCTGAAGCAACTATCAATGAAGAGTTACCAAAAGATTTTGGTATCTATGATTTGACTCAGTTTTTAAATGGATTGTCCTTACATAATAATCCAGAATTGGATTTTCAAAATGATAAATTTGTTATCATTAAAGAAGGAAGATCACGTTCAAGATATTTCTTTGCAGATCCAAATGTAATTGTTACTCCTCCAGATAAGGGAATTGAACTTCCTACTGAGGATGTATCTTTTGAATTAAAGACTGAACAATTGGATAAGTTGCTTAAAGCAGCATCTGTTTATCAGTTACCAGATTTATCTGCTATTGGTGAAAATGGTGTGGTTAAACTTGTTGTTCGTGACAAGAAGAATGATACTTCTAATGACTATGCTGTAGTCGTTGGTGAAGCTGTAGGTAATTTTGTCTTCAACTTTAAAGTTGAAAATATTAAAGTGATTCCAGGTTCTTATGATGTAGTAGTTTCCTCTAAAAATCTTTCTAAGTTCACATGTCGTGAGCATGATTTGACTTACTACATCGCTCTAGAACCAGATTCTACTTATGAAGAGTGATTTCCTATGGGTAGAAAAGTATCGGCCTAAAACCGTTCAGGATTGTATTCTTCCTGATAGTATTAAGAATACCTTTCAGGAGTTTGTAAAGAAAGGAGAGATACCTAATCTTCTCCTTGCTGGCCCTGCTGGTTGTGGTAAGACAACTATTGCACGTGCCTTATGTGAACAGTTGGGTTCAGATTACATTGTTATCAATGGTTCTGATGAGGGTAGGTTCTTAGACACAGTAAGAAATCAAGCAAAGAATTTTGCTTCTACTGTCTCACTTGCTGCAACTGGAACTCATAAGGTTATAATTATAGATGAGGCAGACAACACTACTCATGACGTACAACTCTTACTTAGGGCCAATATTGAAGCGTTCTACAACAACTGCAGGTTCATATTTACCTGCAACTATAAGAACAAAATCATTGAACCCCTACACTCCAGATGCGCCGTCGTTGAGTTTTCTATCACAGGAAAACAGAAACCCGCAATCGCTGCTGCTTTCTTCCAACGACTTAACCATATCTTGGACAGTGAACGGATTGAAGCTGATAAGAAAGTCCTCGCAGAACTCATCAACAAACACTTCCCAGACTGGAGAAGAGTTTTAAATGAGTGCCAACGCTATTCAAGCAGTGGCACAATTGATACATCAATTTTAGCAGAGTTTAGTGATGTCAAAACATCAGATCTCATCAAGAAACTTAAGGAGAAGAACTTCACTGAGGTTCGTAAATGGGTTGTTAGTAACCTTGACAACGATCCTAGTGTTATCTTACGCCGTGTCTACGAGTCTCTCACTGACGCAGTGGTTCCTCCTAGTATCCCTGCTGCTGTTCTTATCATTGCCAAGTACCAGTATCAGATTGCTTTCGTAGCATCATGTATCATGCACATGGTCTTGCCACCACCTGTAGGAACAATGACTTGTCCTTTGGAATTGCGTGCCATAGATTCCAGTGCTTTCTTTTGGTGTGGACGTAATGGCATCACTTAATCATTAACATGAACATATTATAGCATTAAAAAAACCCCCTGTGGAGGTCATGTGCCAGTTCGCCCACTGGTTCTTAAAAAATTATAGAGCTTTCCGTACAAACCATACAAAGGTATGTATAGTAAATTAGATTTACACTAGAAGAACTGCTCTACTCCTATAGGTTCACCAAAACTATAATCATACTCTAAAGCATCAGCACAAACATAATGTGGATGATTAATCCTCACACCTAACCTAGCACATAACTCCTTATGATTATCAGGCATTATCTCCACAGCATATAACATGTTATTCAACACATGCTTTTCACTATGGTACAAGCAAAGTCTCTGCTTTAGTCCAAATAAGAAATTGCCACACCCTGCTGAATTATCAATGAATTTACTGCTAGAATCTTTCAATAAATCAATATCAATATCATCTATCATAGATTCAACAAGTTCAGGTGGTGTGAATACCTCTTGCGTTTCCTTTATTCTTTCATCAGATCTCTCTATATTAGATCCAGATTTTATATTGTGCTTATTCTTTTTCATCTAAACATTTAATATAAGTTGTAATCAAATCATTCTTACCAAAATGATAGCGACCATTACATTCTGTTGCAACCTCTCTAAATCTAGGAGCAAACTCAACAAGATTCTTGATAACTTCTGGTGAACTAACACTCAAGAAATGATGTCCCTTTGCATATTGAGTAAA